TGATTATTTCCTCCTTCTGTTTGTACAGCACTTCGGCTGAATTAATATTGATTTCCAGCATCCCTACAAATACCTGATAGTACAGCAGGCATATCTGTTCATCCTCTCTTGCCAGATACAATCCTTCCAGTTCATCGGACGGATGTTTCATTCCATATACCGCCTGACAGATATCATGGATTTTCTCACATTCCACACTTCTAAGATGCATCTCCAAGGTGTGGTTAAATCTCTGCCAGTCCTCCAGTTTCTGATTTACTGACATCATGCACTGGAACAGTTCCGCTGCTTCACATGCTGCTGACAGCACTACATTTTTGTTATTGATACTTCCATCGGCATTTTTCATATGCCCTACCATATACGCCTGATCTACTGAAACCATCTTTTATCCTCCTCTATCTAAACGGCATTTCCTCTTCCATGCCCTCTGGGATCTCTAAGAACCCTTCCGCATCTTCTGGAAACGGTGGTCTGTCAACTATTTTTGCACCTGCAAATTCGATCCGATTTGCATACACTTCAGTTGTATAGATCTTTTTCCCGGTATCCTTATCTTCATAATTACCTGTGACAATCTCGCCTTCCACCATGACCTTCGTTCCCTGCATCAGATAATCTCTGGCAAATTCTGCTTTCTTTGCAAAAGCCTTTACCGGAATGAAACTGACTTCATCAGAATAATTTCTTCTGACTGCCAGAACAAACTTGGCAATCTTATGAAGTCCTTTTTCATTCTCCACTTCATTGTATCCGGGATTTCTTACCAATCGCCCGGAAATAATTGTTGTATTCATTGGCATACCCCTCCTATGCTTTCATTGATTTGTAACAGATACCGATACATGGTCCACATTTTCCATAGGCACATCCGTAACATTCATCTTTTTCCAACTCTTCCTGCCTCATTTCATCGGCAAACATTCCTAACAGGGTCGTATAAATCTTTTTCATTGCCAGGAACTTTTCTTCTGCTTTTTCCATTTTCTCTTTGTAAAACGGAATCAGTTCACGAAGAACTGGATGGAAACGCTCATTTTCATCATCCCAGGCACAGATTTTCATCATACAACGTGGCTGTTTCTCATAATTGCCCAAATAATACGGGCAGAACGTACAGCCTCTTTCTTTAACAATTTCCACCGGAATCACTGGCATCTGACTTTTGATTTCCTTTGTTACATGCTTACTTTCAATTCGCTCTCTCATCTTATAAATCCTCCAAGTATATATATTTGCAAAAGGGATTTCCCCTAAATTGCCTGATTTTGGGTACAAAAAAAGAGGCAGGCTTACGATTTTATTTTCGCAAGCCTGCCTCTTATCAAATATTCAATTATTTTCCGATGATATATCGTAAGAAAACGTATACCGCACGGATTACATACACTGGAATCATGATACTTCCGATCAAAGCTCCAATGATGACACTTAATGCAGCCATCCCAAGTGTTGCTGTTATATCCATTCCTTTTGAAATTAGGATCAACCGCATTTTATGTATTCCAAATGGAAGTCCGGAAAGAAATATCCACCAGAACAAGTCTGTCTTTCCACTGACTTTCATGATAGTGGATACGATCCAGAACCAGAATAGTATAAATGCCAGTGGCAATATTGATTTTTTAATTACATCTTCTATCATCATCTTTTCATTCCTTCTGTCCAACTTCGCATATCATATTATTGTTTTTCTGCCCATGATGCTAGGAGCATAAATATCACTTCTTCTATCTGAGCTTTAGAATATGACTCAGGAAAATACTGTTTCAGCTTTTTCGCAGGAATCTGCACCTGTACTTTCTCAGTACTCTCATTCATACAGATCTGGTCAATCTCTGAATACGTCAACATCCGCTCTTTTGAAATCTGCTTCAATTCCTTTGCCTGCTTCATGGATGGTACCATATTGTGATTACTCATATACTGAAGCAATATCTGTTGTTCTTCACTTCTCAAATATGAAACTTCAACAGCTGTATTAAAGGGAAGCTTCTTCTCGTCTGCCAGTTCTAAAAGCTCTGTGATTAACTCTGTCAGATGAATATATCGAAGAATCTGTCTGGAACTATCTCCTGTATTCTGACTGACTTCTTCCGCCGCCAACTTCTTGCCAACTTGGCAAGAAGTTAAATCAGACCGTTTCCCCTGACGCTTTAACGCCTCATATTTCATTTTATAAGCAAATGCCTTTTCGCTGATCAGCAGCTCTTCTCGTTGAATGTTGGAATCTACCATGATCACCGTCGCTTCATCATCTGTAAGATCTTTGATGATAACAGGCATTTTCTCTAATCCCGCAAGTTCACATGCTCGTTTTCGCCTATGACCAGCTACCAGCTCATAACCACCGGACCCTCTCAACCGCACAATACCAGGAACCAACACGCCATATTGTGTAATGCTTTCTGATAATTCTTCCATTTTCTTATCATCTTTTACTTGAAACGGGTGATTTGGAAATGGATGAAGGCTTCCTATTGCTATCTCACAAATTCCATTGTTTGTTTCTTCGTTTGTTCCAAACAACGCATCAAGTGGCTGTAAGGAAATGGGAGTTTCTCTTTTTTTAGATGGCATCTTTCAGCACCTCCTCCGTCACTCTCCGATAAGCTTCTGTAGCTTTGCCTTTCGGATCATAAGAGAAAATACTCTGTCCTTCTCTGACTGCTTCCTTCATTCTTACAGAAAATGGAATATAATTATCAAAGATATGAATTTGACTTCCATATACATTTCTGAGAAGTTCCATATTATTTCTGGCATCATTTGTATGCGCATCGACCATCGTGAACAGAATCCCACCGACTTGCAACTTCGGATTAATCTGCTTACGAACCTTACCGATCGTTTTTAACAACTGCTGCAAGCCTTTGATTGGCAGGTAGGACGCTTCAACTGGAATGAGGACTTCATCTGATGCAGCCAGCGCATTGATCGTAATCATTCCCAATGATGGCATACAGTCAATAATGACTGCATCATATTGATCCTTGATACCATATAAAATCTGTTTCAATACATATTCCCTGCTCATTGCATTTACCAACTGTACTTCCGTACCTGCCAGTCCAATGTTAGAACAGATAATGTCTATTCCTTCTGCCTGATGCCTGATATAACAGTCTGAAGGAATATCTTCATCTTTCATTACTGTATCCATAAGAGCTGTAAGTGTTTCATTACTTTCATCACAATCACGATATCCAAATCCTGCAGATACATCAGACTGTGGATCGGCATCAACGATTAACACTTTCATATTCTTTTGTGCTAATCCTACTGCTAAATTAGCTGTACATGCGGACTTTCCAGTTCCCCCTTTTTGGTTTACAATAGAAATAATTCTAGCCATTTTTCATCACCTTTCATCGTCGTCAATCAAAAAGAGGACTGAATTAGACAACCGGAATCTATATTCCGTGCGAGCTAATTCAGTCCTATAATTACAATAATTCTGTTGTTTTTACTCTTGTCTTACACAAATCCATTTCCAGTCTGGATCTGTAATAATTCATATTCTGGAATGACAGCGCTGCTTTATTTTTCCCTTTTCAGGAAATTAAAAATAAGGACTAAATTAGTGCAACCCCTTGTATTTACTGGAGTTTTCTAACTTGTCCTTATTATAACTCGACCATGAGGTGTTATATTCGGAATTTGAACTTTAAAAATGTCATTATATCTTTTAACTGCATGATTAAATCTATGTTCCCAATGCATTGCTACTTCTGGCATTCCTTTCTTATCTCTAAAAAGGAATCCAACATATCCACACACCATAATTTCTGGAAGATTCGTTGGTCTATTTTCCAATATTCGCTTAAATGTTTGATACACATCTTCTGTCATTGGAATCTTTCTTGTTCCTGCATTTGTCTTTGTTGATTCGATAATATACTCCATTTTGGAAGTTCTCTGAAGCTGATGATCTATATTTATTATCCTATTTTCCAAATCAATATCTTTTAAGGTAAGTCCACAGAACTCCGATATTCTAAGTCCTGTATGAAACAAAAGGTAAAATACATCATAGTATTTATGGTAGACATTATCATAGCGTACAAACTTAAGAAAACTATTCATTTGTGCCCTTGTAACCGCTTGTCTTGTATGCTCCGTATTAACAATAACACCTGCGAGTTCAAATCCAAATGGATTCTTTACTAAAACATCATCATCTACTGCCATTTGAAATGCAGGTCTTAATACTCCTCTTATAGTCTTTACTGTGCTTGATCCTCTTCCATCTTGTTGCAATTTAATAAGAAATAACTTTGCATCAGACGTTTTAATTTCTGCTATCTTACGACTTCCAAACTCTTCTTTTCCTGAACTGCACTATAGTTATATCCTGCTGACTCTAGTCTTGCTTTTCTATCAGCACCGTTTCCCCAGTCGCCACGAATGACTTCTCTTGCAATCGCATCAATGGATTTTGATGGAGAAGGTGATGGTTTAACAGGAACTCCCTGTAAATTTGCTGTGACCTTATTTGCTAAATCACCTAGACGAGCATAAAGCCAGTTTCCTGGGCAGCTTTTATTGGCAAACCATCTATGTACAGTAAGCACCATTTCATTCGATTTTGGAGAACAGTTAAGGGTTCTATTCTTATCTCCAAGCCATAAAAGTTTGTTCTTCCCATTTCTTCTGCAGATATCTGTGCAAAGATTTACAAGCGAGTTATATACCTTGGAGTTCATGACATAAGGCTCGTATGTATCACTTGCACATTCAATGGTAACAGCTCGCTGGTCATTGACATTGGATGAAGAACACCAACTACGGTTCTTTTCTTCTACATACATTCCAATTCTCCCATCAACACCAATCCCATAGTTACAACTTGCTTCTCTTGATGCAGGAGCAAAGATATTACCTAAGGTTTCAACACTGCACTGACCGACAACGCAATGAGGTGTAATTCTATCAATAGAATGAGTTCTACGTCCTGAATGGTTTGGACTAAGCTTTGTATAAGATACTAATTTACTGTTTGACATGTTACTTTTCCTCCTTTTCTTCTGATCGTTCATGTAACTGCTGTAAGACATCCTTTATTTTTTCTGGCACCGGAAGTCCTAAGTGCGTTGCATTTTCAAGAAGTGATACTCCTTCATTGGAAATATAAAAGAAAATGACCGCTGTTCGAAGAACACTTCCTGTTCCAATCACATTCACATCAAGGATCTGTGCGATTCCTACAAGCATGAAAATAAGTACTTTTCTACAAATTCCTTTAAAGCCGACTGCACTAGATAGCGTTTTATCATTGATGGCACACATCACCCCAGTCACATAATCGACTACCACAAAGGCTACAAGTGCATATAAAAGACCATCCCAGCCACCTAAAAAGTAGCCTAGCCATCCTCCAATACCTGTAAAAATAAACTGAATTGTGTTCCAAAATTCTTTCATATTGAATCCCTCCCTTCTTTCTCTATATGAAAAAAGCAGGTGCCTTAAACATCTGCCCTAATCATCACTTTTCTCTTTTTCCGCCTTTGTCTTAATGATCTCATCATTTAATTCATTGATGGTATTCTCGTAATAATTCTTTAACTCTTCGCCATAGTTCTTTTCTTCTAATACAGATTCTCCTATGGTAGCAGACCTTACATCTCAAACTGATCGAGCCAGTCATCAATGTTATCCGGAATCGAATGGTCTGCATGATAGGCCATGATATATGCCACATTTTCAAAAATTTCTAAATCATCAATAGCAAAGCCATCACCATCTTCTTTATTTCCTTTATAGGAACTTTCAAGTTTTGCTAAGTCTTTAAAAATATCACGCTTAAACTTTGCTCGATATAGTCTTGGTACAGTGGCAGAGGAGCGAAAGGCTACCTCTTTACCACCAACATTGATTACTTTCTTTAACATGTGTGTGCCTCCTTAAGGTAAAACTTCCTTTGCAACTGGTACATAAACATTTTTATACCAGTCTTTATAAGTAGTTTCCGTTGTTGTATCTCCAGTTCTACTTTTTACAAGACCATCTTCTCTAGGGTCTGCAGTAAGAGAAAGTTTCTCTGTTCCTGGTTCAATCGTATCTTCCTTTGTTTCTGATTCAATAGAAGGACGAGATGCACTGCAGTTATATAAAACATGACGGATTGCATTGGCATCTCCATCAAATTCAAATAAAAGTGCAAATTTCTCTGTTTCTGCAATTGCAGCATTTTCTACAAGAACGCCATTCTTATCAAGTTCTTCTTTTAAAATATCTGTTCTAAACCATTCTGGAATTAAAGCAATTTCAAGATCGCCTGAATATCCGTTATTAGATGTTGAACGAAAATACACAATCCCATCAGCATAAAATGGACTGGAATCACCTTCCGCATCAAGGCTGATACTAACTGCTCCTGGAATGGCCTTTGGCACTTCATATTTATATGCACCATCGGGGCCTTTCGTCAGTTTTGCAGCGTGTACATTCTTAAGATTGTACTTAATTTTATTTGCCATTTTGTTATACCTCCATTTCAAATGAATACAGGACTTCATAAAGTTTTTCACTTTCAATCCAAGTTTCCAACTTGTCATAATAAATGCCATGCTTATCAAGCACAGCCTTCCTTTGGTTCAATGGTTAGGTAAGAACCCGTCTTACTTCCTTTAAACAAAAGCTGATAATCATAAATAAATGATGTTCCAATAATCCTTGCATTTGGGCATCTTACTCTCATTTGAGGTAGATTCAAGTTGCTGCCATAGGCAATGTAATACTTTTTATTCATTTGGTTTTCCATCCTTTCCGAAGGGAATACCCTTCTACCACCTTAAGACCACCGAAGTGGTCAGCTGTTTCTATTAAGGTGACAGAAGGCTATCTCCTTGCAGTTCGAAATGCTGTATCTCCTGCAAGTCTTTTCGTTAAGATTTCTCTTGCAGTTTTAAATTCATCTCCAATGAAGCCGAGTCTAAGTAGCCATGTCCTCATTGCGTACTTTGGATTTTCTGTTTGCTGTGGTTTTGGACTTGCCGTTTTTACTTCCTTTGCCATGTCATGTAGCCGTGTCTTGATGCTGTGCTTTTGTATTCTCCTGTTCCAAAGAAGTCTGCTGCAATCTTTGCTGCCTGATTTCTTGTAATGCAGTTCATTTCTACTTCAACGCCTATTGTCTGCTTTTTCATTTCTTCAATCTGATGTGCTATTTTTTCGTTCATTTTCTGTACCTCCGTTTTGTGTATCTCCCTTTTGGTAGTACTATATATCACTCTAAAAGCACATAATAGCAAGTCAATTTTCGATAATAACTACATCATTTTTCATCTATTTTTCTACATTGATCAATGCCATAGACCACATTCAGACTGCTGCCGTTATCCCAAGAAACAAGGATGCTTGCTGTATCATCGACACCTCTTACTGTGCCTTTCGTACCAATAGGAGGTGACTGAAAATCATCCATTCTTACAAGCTGCACCCTTGTTCCAATTGGGTATTCTTTTCTTATCTTTTCTACAATATCTCTGCTTGGGAAAAACATGATTCATCGCCTCCCTTCTTGGCATCTCTAAAAGCAGAAGATCCTTCAAGGTTTTTAAGAAGGATTTTTCTATCTTCTTTAAACTCTGATCCAATGAATCCAAGTCTTAAAAGAAAACAGCGGAATGCATATTTTTCATTATCGACTTCCTTTTCTTTTGCCTGAACTCTTTTCTGTGTAATGCTCATCTTACAAAGTGCTGCAATAAATCTTGTGTAGGTCTGAATTCTTGTATCATCCGGACTTTCTTTAAACCAAGGAAATGAAACCTTTTCTAAATCAACAATGATTGGTAGGTCACTAATTCCAAGAGCCTTTTTAATAAGATTTGCTTTTGAATTAATAATTGCTGAAAGCTTTTCTACCTGCACCTGCTCAAGTGGAATTGCCACTGTTAGCCCCAAACCTTCCCTCTGTGGCTCTTTTACCGGTTCTTTGGGTAAATCATTGTCTTCTGCATAAAAGCCTTTACTTTGAAGTTTCAGCAGAAGGTTTTCAATATCCTTCGGGAATACATTTTCTTCAAAATTCAATGCTCCGTTTTTATCAACAATCAAACCGCCGAAATCGTATGCAGCTGTTGGCATTCCTAAATATTTAGGTTTAGTGTTAAGAATTTCAGAAATTGCCTTAATGAGTTCTTTCCTTTCTGCTCCTTTTTTGTTAAATTCAACTTTCATTTTAAGTACCTCCTTATCTTTTGGTACTCTATACATCACTCTAAAAGGTACATATATCAAGTGTTATTTTTCTTTTTTCTCATTTTCTTTTGCAGCATAATATGCAATGCCGGAAAGAACAAACACAACATTAGGAAGTGCTACGCCATTTCCCCACATCTTATATTCAGCAGAATCTGAATGGGGATTTTTAAGCCATTTTCTAATTTGATTATCTGTCTTAGGCTTTGTATTTTTCCCAAGAGCCTTTTTATGCGTTTCAAAAACTTCTTTCCAAAATTCAATCTCCTCATCGGTTGGTTCTTCTGTTTCCAATCCATCACACCACCAATCAGGAAAGCCTTGAAGTCTTGCACATTCTGTAGGTGTTAATCTTCTTACAATGCTCTGCCTTTTCTAATTGGATCAACATTTCTTTAAACTTATCTTCTCCCAGCGGAAAATAAGTAACGGAAGTCTTCTCATATACCGGATAGCATCCACTTCTTTGCACATAATGAGTCAATGCCGCCGCCCCAGGATCAGGCTACTTCAGCTTTTTTTCGGTTTCTGGATCTTGCTTTAAGAATTTCTCTGTTTCTTCATTCAATCTGGCATAATGTCTTTGCAAGACACGGTGGCCAACGTTCTCCTGTGTATAAAGAAATAATAAAGCTCCAAACACTGGAAGCAGCATAATCACTACCAGCCATGTGATTTTAACCGTAGGATTCATCGGACTGTTCAGCAAATATAACACCATAAAAACAGTAAAGATTACAACTCCACCATAAATATGCGGCAGAAAAGCTTAAAACCAATGAAAGATACTAAACAGAAACAAAACCTGTACGGCAAGCAATACAAGAATCAGCCCTGATCGACTGAAAATCATTCAGAAAATCCCTTTTTTTCCCTTCTTTAAAAGGCGTAATCCGGTTTCTTTGGAATCATTTTTCATAGATATCCTTCCTCTTATTATATCATAATATTTAGAAATTCACTTTTATCCTATGCTTCCTTTGGTTTCACAACCTTATTTACAATTAAACTTACAACCAACATCACCACTGTTACACTAACCCAGCAAAATCCCATAGAATACAGTGGTAACTTGTGGCAAAGATCACTCAGCACACCCAGCGGTAATCCAGCAGCATCCAATGCATAAATCACGCTGACGCATCCTGTACCGGCAATTACCATTGGATACACGTAACGATTCTTCTCCCAGAACCGATGTGAAAGTCCCAGAACAATTAACACAATCGAAACTGGATAAATCGCATTCAGCACCGGAATGGAGATGCTAAGAATTGCATTCAATCCCAAATTACATACCAGGAAAGAAAATGCAACAATGATCAGTACCCACTGACGGTAAGAAAACTTACCAAATTGTGTAGAAAAGAACTGAGAAATAGAGTTAATCAGTCCCACACAAGTGGTTAAACATGCCAAGGTAAAAATGGCTGCCAAAAGGATTGCTCCCGGCTGTCCAAACAATTGAGACACAATACAACGAAGCGTCCACGCTCCATTTTCCTGAATTGGATAAACATTGGAACTACACATTCCCATATAAGTCAGCATCATATATACTACAGCTAAAATACTTCCCGCAAACACACCAGCCAATACCGTATAGTGCATGGTTCTCTTCTTTTCTTTTAATCCAAAAGAACTTAGTGTTGTTGCAATCACCAATCCAAAGTTTAACGCCGCAATCGTATCCATCGTCTGGTATCCTTCAGAAAATCCTTGCAGAAACGGTGCCGCCTTGTAGGCTTCCTGCGGAGCTGCAACATCTACCTGCCCCTTCATCAGAAAGCTAATAAACAGAAAGACCAGTAAAATAAGAAGGCTTGGTGTCAAGAATGTTCCAATTCTTTTTACCAATTTTCCCGGAGTAAAACAAAGCCACAAAGCAATCAGGAAGAACACCAGGGAATATGCTACCATCCATACCGTCATATTCGTCCCTTCCGGAAGATACGGCGCTACTGCCATTTCAAACGGAACAGAAGCAGCCCTTGGAATTCCAAGTCCTGGACCGATAGACAAATAAATCAACACAGTAAACACTGCGGAAAACTTAACGCCTACATGGTTGGCCAGTCGATCCAGTCCGTCAAATCTGGCAACTACAATGACTCCTAGTACCGGCAGAACAACCGCTGTTGCCAAAAATCCAATGATAGCTGAAATGGTGTGACTTCCTGCATTTTGTCCCAAAAATGGCGGGAAAATCAAATTTCCTGCCCCAAAGAACAGCGAAAACAGCATAAAGCTTACCAACAGCATTTTCTTTTTTTCCAGTTTCAT